CGTAAATCTTCAGATGCAAAATTATCGTTTGCAATTATAGTTTTGGACAGTAGCATGAGTCTCCCCATATATGCTCGGTCGTTCCTTACCGGTAATCTCTTTCACCCTTAACAAGCCAGTCGATCCTATTTCGCCCCCATCATAAGCACACTATAATTGTGTGCCTAATGTGTTTATGGTGGAGGCGCCGGGTACCGCCCCCGGGTCCTGTTCTTATGACATACGATGCTGTCAACAATTACACTTATATTTATAGCACCTTTTACATGTATTGTCAACCATAAAGTGCGTATTTTAAAAAAAGATGATAACTAATGCTCAAGAAAATACTCAATATTAACAATGGAGAGTTATGACAGATGATAGATCAGTTGATAAAACATTTGAAAATGAACAAAGTACAGTAACTATACCTCTTAAGGATTATGACAAGTTAAGAGAAAAACAAAAATATATTACAGATAAAGATATGATATCTGTAGTAGATAAAATTGAAGAACTAGTTAGAGCCTTACGAAAACATATTGTAAGAACGGAGATAGAATAATGGCCAAGATGAGAACATTCACCTTCTATGATGGTGATAAAGTTGAAACTAAAGAAGCAATATCTTATAAGAAAGCAGTACGATCTTTCCAAGGTGGATCCGAAAGTAAATCAGTTAGAGTAGAATGGACAGCCAAAAAGGGCGGAACATACGAAACAATACAAATATTACCATTAGGTAGAAAAATAAGACAGGCGGCGATACTGGAAAAGAAAAGAGCGGCTTTGAAAGCAAAGTTAGGAAAGTAATATGAAAATACACAAGTCATACGAAGGGCATATTTCACAACCTAAGAAAACTAGTCAGTCAGGTAAAAAAGCACGTTGTAAGTTTTCATCAATGAATAAATCTAAAAAACGCAGTCACAAGTTTTATAGAGGACAAGGAAAATAATGGCCGGTGTAAAAGCAAGAGGTATTATTACCAATCATTTAACAAGGTATCACGACAAAAGAGAAATCAAACCTTGTAGATGGATCGCTGAAGGCAAGGGTAAAGGTATTATGGTTGCTCAATATAAAGATACTAGTGATTTAGTAGTTGACGAAAAAGGTAATCCTATTCCGTGGGGCAGAGCCTAACCGCCTGCGAAACAATCTCCACTGCCAGCGGCAACACTTGTACATCCAGAAATGGCATCACCTATACGTCCACAGCCTTTACCGTTTACAAATACGGTAGTTGACCCTACAGCAATTGGTGCAGAATGTCCTGGACAAGGTGCAGGTGGTAATAAGTGTCCTGTATTATTGTCACCCTGTCGTGAAATAGGTATACCATTAGCAAAAACATTACCAGAGCCAACTGCTCTAGTCATTCCACTACAGTGTGGAACATCGGCATCACCTATTCTAGTTATTGCTGGCATTGCGTTCAATCTCCAATAATTTTTTTAATCTTTCCGGCCACACAGCAATTTCTTTATGTTGTTCTTCTGTATGAGGCTCGGGTGGAATTTCAGGTAAGAATTTAATTACATGATCAAAACTCTCAGGAACTTCATCCCAAGAGTTTACAGTGATAAATTGATCGTTAATTTTAAAAACAAACTCGTGCATACGAGTATTTAGTTTGCTTTTAGTGCGTCAGCCAGGCCCGCGGGTGCTTTAATAATACCCGAAGTTTGTTGTTCGTATGCATCAGCAAAGTTTTTTACAGTAGGTGTAACAACAACTAATGCTGATTTTTGTATAGGTAATAATTTCTTTGGATCTGTTGTAAACAAATACTGTTGTAGGCCAATTCCTTGTTGACTAGCAACTAAAGTTAAAGGCATTTTAATTTTGATAATAGTATCAGTTTCTGAATCAAATCTTCCTACTAGTTCTTCTCCAGAGAAAAGTTTAATAGTAACAATGTCTCCGCTTTTGTATGTTGTATCTTCTAATAGCATTTAGTGTCCTACCGTATGACCGGTTCCGTTATAATTAGTTTCATCAATGTATGCCTGCAATTTGTCATACCCACCAATTTTAGTATCGTTAATAATAATTTGTGGCACTGTCTTAGCACCAGGAAAAGTTTCAAGTAATTCTTCTATTTGATAATCTTTGCCTAATGTTTTATATTCATATTTGTATCCTCTTTGCTCACAAAGTGCTTTTGCTTTATCGCAGTATGGACACTGTGGTTTTCCGTATATAGTAATCATAGTTCAAATCCTTTAAATGTATCTTCTTTAATATCTTGTTTAACGCCGCCGACGATGTACGATTCCACTTCCGTTTCTTGCGGGGCCACTTGTAAGCCTGCCGAACTCAACCAGTGTTGTGTCCACGGTAGTGGGTTTTGATTTAGTGGGCGATCATAGATTGTATCAAGTCCTAATGCTTTCAAACGTTTGTTAGCAATAAACTCTACATAAGAATGAAGTAAATTTGCATTAAGTCCAATCATTGAGCCGTCTTTAAAAAGATGATCTGCCCAATTCTTTTCTTCGTTAACACACTCACGCCACATATCATAAACTTCTGCTTCGCATTCTTTAGCAATTTTTTTCATATCTGGATCATCGTCGCCTTTAGCCCAATGCTTAAGAATGTGTGTAGACAAATTCAAGTGTGTTGCTTCGTCACGAGCAATTAATGAAATAATCTTTGCAGATCCTTCCATTAGTTTCAGTTCGCCAAAAGCAAATGTACATGCAAATGATACGTAAAAACGTAAACCTTCTAAGATGTTTACAGTCATCATTGCTTTATACAGTTGTTTCTTAACTTCGTATAGATCGCCTTTGCCTTGATTAAAATATTCATTAGCAATGTTATAGAACTTATCGTACTCTTTGGTTACACTTTCAGCACGTTCAATAATCTTTTCATCGTCTAAGATTGTATCAAATACTTCTGATGGATCAGGATAAACATTCTTAACAATGTGTGTATATGAACGTGAGTGAATAGTTTCAAAAAAGTCCCATGCAACAATACAACTTTCAAGTTCCGGTAAAGAACAATAAGGCAGAAATGCTAAACACGGACCACGTCCTTGTACACTGTCTAATAGTGTTTGATACTTTAGATTACTAGTAAAAATATGCTTTTGTTCTGGCCTAAAATCTAAGTAATCACCTCTATCTTTTTGTAATGACACTTCCTCAGGACGCCAAAAATATCCTAGCATTGTTTGATTAAGTTTATCATACTCAGGGTACCTAAATGTATCATATCGTTGTGTATTTTGGTCTTCACCAAAGAACATATACTGCTTTGTGAAATCCACTTTTTCTCTGTTAAAAACTGTTTTCTTTTTCATACCCTTATCCACTACCTTCTTTTTCATATTTTCCTATATAGCACATGCATCACAATGTTCATCGTCATCTGTAATTACTTGTGCATCACCATTAGTGTGCCCGTTAGTCACTCCATTAGTTTCTATACTAACATCTTTTACTGTATTGTCAACCCCTATTGGATTCGAACTTTCCTCTCTTACATCTTCAGGATCGTCATGCCCTTTGAAGTCATAAGTATTTTGATAGTAACTTGTTTTCCAACCTAGTTTATAAGTTGTTAACAAGTCTTTCATCATTACGCTCATAGGCACTTCATTATTTTCGAAGTGCATAGGGTTGTAACTCCAGTTACCACTGATCGCTTGATCAAAGAACTTTTGCATTACAGCCACGATATTTATGTAACCTTCGTTGCTAGGCATGTCCCAAAGTAGGGTATAAAAGTTTTTTAATTGGCTATATTGCGGAACAATCTGCTTAAGAGGCCCTTTCTTGCTTTTCTTAACGGACAAGTATCCTCTAGGTGGCTCAATACCGTTTGTTGCATTTGACACAACGGAACTGCTCTCCGAAGGCATCTGTGCGGACAATGTGCTGTGCCGTAACCCATGCTTCTTAATATTTTTTCGTAAATCGTCCCAATCATAATTAAGTTTCGCTTTCACTATAGTATCAAGATCTTTCTTGTAAGTGTCGATGGGTAGGATTCCATCTGCATACTTTGTTCTATCAAAATATTCACAAGGACCTTTTTCTTGAGCAAGTGTATTACTTGCTTTTAACAAATAGTATTGAAATGCTTCTGTAAGATTGTGTACAAGTTTCCAGGACTCTTTGTCGCTATATTTAACTTTATTTTTAGCAAGATAGTGTGCAAGTCCGATATAACCTACTCCTAACGAACGTCTTGCTTTTGTGCTAATCTCTGCCGCTTTTACAGGATAACCTTGATAGTCAATAATTTCTTCTAACGAACGAACAGCAAGATCACATAGTGGTTCTAGTTCTTCTAAATGATTTACTAGACCAACATTAATTGCACTCAAAATACATAAAGCAATTTCACCATTTTCATCATCAATGTGCTGTATCGGTTTAGTTGGTAATGTAATTTCTTGACACAGATTACTCATGTACACTGTGTCCTTAAAGGAACTATGAGTGTTTGCATGATCCACATTCATAATATAGATACGTCCAGTTTCTGCTCTTTCGCGTAATAACGCAGAAAACAGATCCATTGCTTTAATTGTTTTCTTTTTAATTTTAGTATTACGTTCTGCTTTTTCATACAGTTCTTTAAATTTGTCTTGATCTGCGTAAAATGCTTCATATAATCCTGGTACAGCATGTGGCGAGAAAAGAGTTATATCTTTATTAGCCAACAGTCGTTCATACATTGTTTTATTAAGTTGAATTGAATAGTCTAGTTTACGCACACGGTTATCATCAGTTCCTTTGTTATTTTTCAACACAAGAACGTCTTCAATTTCTGCATGCCATAACGGGAAGTGTGTGGTAGCACTGCCGCCACGTACACCATTTTGCGTACATGATCTAACTGTTGCTTCATATACTTTTAGAAACGGGATCACACCTGTGTGTGCTACTTCTCCGCCTCTGATTTTTGAATTAATTGCTCGTACTCGTCCCGAGTTGATTCCAATACCTGCCCTTTGAGCAATGTAGTAACCAATCGCACTGTTGCTACTAAAAATGCTAGGAAGAGTATCGTCCACATCAACAAGAACACAACTGGCAAACTGACGAATAGGAGTCCTAACTCCAGCCATGACAGGGGTTGGTATGTTGATTTTAAAAAGTGAGGTCGCGTCATAATATTTTTTCACGTAGGTTAAACGTGTCTCCTTTGGGTATTCAGCAAATAGTGTTGCCGCGATCATCATATACATGAACTGAGGAGTTTCAAATATTGCTCCATTGCTTCTGTCCTGGCAGAGATATTTGTCTACAACCTGTCTAAGACCAGCATAGGTAAAGTCTTCATTACGGTCGTGTTTAATCCATGTGTTCATCTTTTTTAATTCAGAGGATGTATACTTTTCTTTAATGGCAGGATCGTATACACCACGTTTGATATTTTTATCGATGATCGATGTTAACGTTTCGTGCTCGTATTGTCCGTAAACTTGTTTGTGTAATCCGTACAACAACAAACGAGCCGCCGCATATTGATAGTTTGGGTTTTCTAACGAAATAAGATCGTTAGCACTTTTAATTAAAACTTCTTGTATTTCCTGTGTTGTCATTCCGTCAGTAAATTGTAAATCTGCATTCATCTCAATTTGTGATGCACTTACACCCGATAAATCGCTACATGCTTCTTCGACAACAAAGTGTATTTTATCAAGATTTAATTTCTCTTTTGTTCCGTCTCTTTTTTTGATAAGAATATCTTTTGTCATGTTCCTGCCTTCTTGTATATTGTTCAGTATTTAACTGGCTTACACTATTTCTGTTTGAAACTGAATAAACCAATCCTCTGGTAAGTCTTTTATGTTAACAACTTTGTTATCAACATTTAAAACCGTTTGCTGAATATGTAATGTATTATATACTCTTTCTTTACTACGGTCTACTATTGTTTTTATCAAAATATTTTCTTTAGAAAACCTTGTAGTTAATTTCAAGGTCCACCCCATCATAAGAGGTATTGCTACGGGGCAAAACCGGTTTTCTTCTAATAGTTCCCAAGGGCTTAACCACAGTTGAGAATTCCAAGGATCTAAACCTCTAGTTGTACGAGGAGCCGACTTCCAGAACTCTTGTACATCTTCAAATGGTGTTGATGAAGTTTCTAAATTATCTCGAAATTCGCGCCAGAGAGAAATACGCTCGTCAGTTGTAGTTTCTAACCACATTAAGCAAAATAACTAAATGCGTATGTTAATGTAGCAGTACCTGATGTAACAGGATTTTTATATTGTACCTTAACTGTTTCACTTCCAGAAGTACTATCCATATCATCTAATATTGCACCGAACTCGACTCTTCCGTCTTTTGATCCTGTGTGACTAAAGTTATCAGTTACAGCAACATTTCCAGTGTCTTGTACTGTAATAGTAAGTTTACCCTGGCGTGTTGTTTGATCACTGCCCGTATCCTTTACTAAAAGATAATCCATGTAAATAATTTTTCTTTTTGTAAATGGTAACTTAGAAAATGTTAAAAATGCATCTGATTCAGTAATATCAAACTCGTTAACTCTACCTTTTGTAAAATGATATCCATCTACGTTTGGTTTATATGGTGCGTTATCTAATAATGCTGTTGTATTAATGAACCCGTCTCTTTCAAAGTTATCACTAATTGATTCACACAATGTTTCTTCAAATTTAATTACTGAAGTCTGTGGAGCATTTTGACCATTCATGTTATTACCAACATCAATGTAGTTGTTTCCAGTACTTGTATGTCCAATTGGTGATGTCGCTGGTGCTGTTGTTTTCTTAAAAACTGCCAATCCAAAATCATTAATTCTATCAAATGTATTGTTAGATATTCTAAAGTGTCTTGGTCCTAGCGTTTGAGCACCTGTTCCTGTACTTGTTTTTCCTAATTCAATACCAACATGTAAGAAGTGAAATAATGAACTACTAATATTAATATTCCTAACATCGTGAATACTACTTACACCTACACTTAAATTTTTAAATTCGCAGTTGTCAAACGTAATGCTTTCTGATGTAGTTGCACCTAACCCTCTAATATCTATACCTGTTTGGTTAATATCATAACCTACATCTCTTTGCCATACACCCATGAATGCACAATTTCTAAATGTACTTTCAGTCATGCAATCTAAATATGCTAGTGGTGCAAAATCTGTAACGCCATCGTTATATGAAAGTGTGATGCCTTCAATGTAAATTTCTCTTGGTCTTGTAGAGTTTTGAATGTTGCTATATGTAATTCTATTCGCCGATGTTGATCTACTATCAATGGTTTGTAAAATTGGTTTTGCTACTTGTACTAATACATTAGTATCTTGGTTTAATTCGATAATTGTTTTTTCTCTACCGTCACCGATAAGATTAACAAATGCTGGTACGTAAATCGTTTGACTGACTCTGTAAGTACCTGCTGGAATGTGTAGTCTAATTCTACTTGCAGGATTGGTTTTACTTGCGGTATTGATATACAATTCATCTATTGCTCTTTGTAGTGCTTCGGTATCATCAGTAACGCCATCACCAATAGCACCAAAACTTTTTACACTTACAAAGTCATCAAGTCTCTGTTGAATTGTTCTTCTAATAGGAGCATTACTAAACTCACCTGTTTGAATAATTGCATCAGTATGCCCTTTATACTCATACTGTTTAAGCAAATTAAAAATATTTGTATGTTCTGTAAGAACTTCTGTATTTCCTACAGCCGGAGCACCTTCTGATACAGCACCATTACCTATATAAAGTTGTTGCGTATCTAATGCCCAACCAAGTTCTGCACTGGCTAGTTGTGGGATATCACCGCTTCCTGAATTCTTTTTACCTCTACGATGTTGTATTTTCGAGATTTGGACCACAGCCATGATTTATATTACTCCTAACATATTTATATTGTTATTTAGCGTCTTGCCATATTCGTTTGCCATCAACAAGTTTCCAAGTTTTGCCCTTGCAACCATTGTTTGTAATTATCCCGTATATATCTACGGTTTTCGTTTAGACGTGATAATTCGTGTAGTAGTCCTCGACCCGTTTCAACCATTTATTGCTCCAATGCTCAAATTCTTCAGGTAATAGATCAAATTGTTGATACTGTAAGTCCCTGCTACACATAAAAATATGCCCTTCTTTAATATCTGTGCCGTAAACAGCATTATGAGCCATTGCATATGCCGCCAACTGCATATAATAATCATCAACCCATTCTTTTTTCTTAGGCTTATTAGTTTGTTTAAAATCCATAATTGCTGGCTGACCTTTGTATTGTCCTACAACATCACATGTTCCTGAATACATCTGTGGATAATACAATGCTTGTTCAATACCCCAAATTTCATCTACATCAACTAGTGCGTTGGTAATAATCTCGTCTGCCATTTTGTTTGCTTGTACATGCACAACGTTATTGCCAGGCTTACGTTCTTCACCAATAAGAAAACGCTCTAGGTTGTTGTGCATTGCTGTACCAACACCTGCGGCTTCAGTTACAATCTGCTGTGCTTTCTGTTCACCTACACGTTTTTTCCATGCAATTAAATGTGTCATATCCTTTGTTTTACTGAGGATAGTTGTAACGCTTGGTGTTTTAGTACCATCAGGTGCTTCGTATAATCTTTTGCCTTCTAGATTAATTTGTTTAACTGTATGGTATTCGAATTTTTCAACGTATTTTGGTGGTTGTATGTTCACATTAATTTCCTTTATAAACTATTATACATAGTTATAGGGTTTAAGTCAAGTGTTTAGATTCGTTTGGATGCGGCACGTTTCGCCATTTTATCAACGTTGGCTTCTGTGTCTTGATCAATATCAACAGTTTCAGGCTCTGCTTCAACAGATGTGTCTAATGTAATTCCGTCATTATTAAAATTACCAACGATTGCTTGAAGTTGAGGATTTGCATCATACATAGGTTTGAATGTTGCATAATTGTAATCACCGTGATTCATATCTGACATCAATGCAGAAACTTCTTCCCATGTAAGGTTTAAAGATTTTTCTTGATTGTCAGCAGTTTTAAGTTGATTTCTTAATAGAATTACTAAATCAGAAACAGCATCGCTTTGAAACTCTGCAAAACGCATGAATTACTTCCCTGCTAATTTTGTGAATACACTGTTACTTTCAGCAATTGATTTTTTCTTAGGAACGTAACTTTCACGCTTTTCTCTACCTTCAGGCTCTGTTCCGCCAGTTGCTGGATCACTTGCCGCAAATTCGTCGTCACCTTCTGGATCAATTGGTTCCATAGGACCTTCTTCACTGTCCATAGGTTCTTCCATATCTGGTTCTGCGCCTATTGTATCGTCAGGAGCACCTTCGCCTGTTAAAATACCAATTGCATTTGTTAGTGCTTCACGTGATGTTTTTAAATTTTCAATAGTTGCATCTAGTGCAGGAGATACAGTGTTAGCAAATTGTTCTGCTTGTTCATTTCCTAATTCGTCTCTAATTTGATCTTGAATTTGTAATAAACCTTCTGCATTCATTTCAGCAACATCTTCTAAGAAAGACGTAAATCTATCTACCATATCTTTTGAAGCCATAACCAATGCGGCCTTGTCTTCTTCGCCTTCCTTGATAACTGTCTCGTTAACTGATTCATTACAGTTTGATGCGTATAACTTTTCAAACTTTTCTCTTCCGCAATCATATTCTGCGTTAACTTTTTTGTACATATCTTCTTTTGTACAGCCGCTTGCCATAAGTTTTTTCATTTCACCTACACAGCCTGACTCATCAAATGAATTTTCTGTACCTTCATCGATTGCAAAGTCACGTGCTACATCTTCATCAGTAGAATCAACTTCAACAATGTCTTCACCAAGATCTTCTTCATCTACACTTTCAAGGGGATTGTCAATGTATTGATTGATCGCTGTTTCAACTAACTTTTTAATCAAACTGTTACGTTGATACGACTCGTTAGTAAGTGATTCGTTATATGAGTTGGTTACTTCAAACTCTTTTAATTTAGTGTCTAGTTTTTTAGCATAACCTTCAAGTTGTGCTTTGCTGTATTTTGCAATATCAACAGTTACTCCGTGATCTTTGCGTAATTGCTTATTAAGACCCTCAACTGTTACTTCATTCATAAAATCTTGTGTTTTCATTGTTTATCCCCTAATGTAACTTTATTTATTGTCAAACAGGTTGTTTTCTGCCTGGCTCAATACTATACTTATATCATTTTTTAACTTTTCAAGTTGGTATTGATAGTAATCCATTCTACTACGCACTATATCCGCCTTTACATCGTCATTTCTAGCAAGAGCATTGCTTAGAGTGTATTCAAAATGCATTAAATTACTGGTATAGTGTGCATATTTTTTATCCATGTCTAGTAATGTTGTTTTATTTACATATTTCTTACATCCTTCTAATATTGCTATAGTCATTGCTATTCTAATATTAGATATATCTTGATAATATACCTTTTTTACATTGTGCAAATTGGTTATTCTATACAGTCCTTGATATTTTTTAACATACAAATGCTTGAATTTGATTCCTCCTTCGTGTGCTGTAGGCAAAACGAACCCTTTGGTTTGCAATTCCACTTTTACACGATTGGAAGTTTCCTCAAATAGATTGATCAGATTCTGTATGTCAGGTTTCATTGTTTTATTATAACAGAATTAGAGTTTGTTAGCAAGAGTTTTTTTATCAAAAACTACATGATCAGGTGAGCCATCTCTTTTCTTTTTTGGCTCAACAGTTACATTTCTGCCGCTGATTGCTTTTACTTTGTATGTAACTGTACTTCCAGGCTTTTTAGGATCGTCAAACTCAACTTCTTGTCCTCTTTGAATATCACCGCCTGGCTCTTTGGAATTTGGCTTACTAAACATTTTACCAATTACATCTTTAGCAGTTTTTACTGCTTTTTCCTTACCTTGTGCTTTTAGTCTTTGTTGTAGTGTACCTTGTGTGCCTTGTGTTCCTACCGTAGTTTTTACTTTTTGGGTTGCTCCCGTAGCCGCTGTTCTGCCAGCCGCTGTTCTGCCTACTGCGGCGCCTACTGCGGCTCGTCCACCTACTGCGGCTCGTCCACCTATTGCGGCAAGACCTCTAGCCGCAAGTCCAACTAAAGGAGCAATTTCGTCTATCTGTATTACTTCTTTAATCTTCATTTCTTTCTTGCCTTAGGTTTTCTAGTTGTCTTTGGTTTGTTCAAACGTGCAACGGCTCTTGATATACCACTACCTTTTTTAGTTAGATTGCCTTTGATTGCTGTAAGCGAAGGTGCTTTTGCTCTTGTCTTTGTCATTCTAACTTTTGATGCTACATTCACCGGAGCATGACAAGTAGATGCTTTTGCAACAATTCGTCCTTTTCTCGGACCGCTTGAACATCTAAATCTACGCACACCAACTTTGCCTCTATGACTTGGACCGCCTGCACCGCCTTTACGAGCGGCGATCTGTTTGGCTCCTTCTATTACTTCAAAGATCTTCATTAACTATCTCTTATTCATAAACTTCAATGCTCTTGAAGCCGGGTTAGTTCTTTTAGTACGTTTGGTTTTCATCGCCATACGTTTACCTAACTTTTTACGTGTAATTTTCATTCGTATCTTTGCCTTGATATTAGGCGATGCGAAACATTGTTGTGGTTTAGAAACAATACGTCCATGACGTCTGCCTCCAGAACAACGATATTTACGAACTAGTTTCTTACCAGTTCTACCCCATATTTGCTTTTCCGCGAGGTTATTAAATAATTCAACTAACTTCATGTTAGTATTTAGTGTTATTGAGAATTGATTAGTATTACTACGATTGTAGATAGTAGTCCAGCAATTACTGTTCCGGAAGTTCCGATGATTACTTTGACTAGAGACGAGTGAGATTTGCCTAAATCTACATGAATGTGTTCAACTTTCTTTTCAACACTTTCAAGACGATCTTCTAGGTTCTCGTATCGGTGTTGGCACAATTCTACATGTGCTTCTAAGTTTTCTTTTTCTATATCTGAGGCTTGCGCCATAATTAACATCTCCGATTAATTTATTGGTTAACGGGTGCCTTATAACGCCTTATTGAATTGCTGTTTTATTGCCTATAGTTTTATTTATCAAATACTGAAAAATATATATTTTTATCGGTATTGCCTTTTACCTTAAAAACACTAGGTTTTGATATAGATTCTGTAAGAGCACCTATAACAGGTACATGATTAAAGTCCTCTTTTAGTAGTCCAATAGAATCGTTATCTGATGCGTATACTTCTTTTGTTGGCACAACAAATTCGTAAGTCCATACTTTATGCTCACCTTTGTATTTTGAACCAAACTGTTTAGACTCTGAAATATCAACGGTGTTTACAGCAGGGTCAGAGTTTTCTTCAATCAGTCCACGTAAATTGATGATCTGTTGCAATGTATTAAAATTACTTTGCTGATATCGTTTTATTTCATCACCTTGATCGGGTCTGTTAATACCAGTTTTAGTTATGTCTACTAATGTTTTAATTACTATACGCATGAATATATTTATAGGGTGTGTATACCACGGCCATAAAAAAAGGGCGACATAAGCCGCCCTTTTCTAGTATTTCTACTATTACTCTAAAATTAACTATTATGCAAATTTTAAAGTTGTTTTCTTAGTAACTGCTACTGTACCTGATGTAAAGTCAACACTATCTACTGTACCTAAGTTGATTAAGTCTTCAACTAAAGCCGCTTCAAATGTACCTGTTACTGAACCGTCTGCTGATACGTAATCTGATCCAGGGAACTCGCCTTCAAGAATGAAGTCTTGCTTTGTTCCTGTGTCATAAACAGCACCTGCCGCTAAGATAGTTGCTCTACCTAAGATTGCATTGTGTACTGCTTCCATTGCTTCTCTTGAAGCATCTGCATCTACGTCCCAGTCAACTGCGATCATAGTGATTTCTTTACCAATGTTTCTGATTTCACCGATAGCGTTTGCTACTAGTGGGTTTACTTTTGTTATTCCAGCCATTTTATTTCTCCTTTAATAGTTTCTCTTAATGGCGTTTCCCACGCTCCGTGGGCAACGTAATATTATTTAGTCTATTTTGGAAAAACCGTTGAAAATGGTTATTTTTTTGAAGATCTTGCTCGATTATGTATGGTTTTTAGTATGTTAACATAACCCGGGCCTGCTTTCATAATGTCGTCTATTATTTGCATAATAGGCTTGTATGCTTGTGCAAACCTTGGCGGAAGTCCTAACCCTCTGCTAGTCATACTTAAAACTTTGTAGGCAAATGGTAAATCTCTTGTGGGTACTCCGAGTAATCTTAGCATATTAATATCTTTAGAATCAGGTTGTACAGGATCTGAAACACTAATTCTAGGGAATGGGTCTTTCGCTGTTTTACTTTCTAAATCATAATCTTTAACAAACATTATAAAGTAATCAACTATGTCCGAATTGCGACCTCTTGCTTTGAGTGCGAACTCTATTTGTGTTACTAATTCTTTTCTTTGTTGTGCTGATAATTGTTTATAGGTTGTTACTTTTCTACGCAGGTTACCAAATTGACTGTTACGTAATGACGAATTAATTTTTAACAAGTCTGTCGAATCTTGGCTGTTGGGCTTTTCGTTATTAGCAATACTTCTTAATAACCTCTTAACAGATAATACAGGTAGGTGTGTACGCATACGCAATGCCATTGCACTTTTGGGACTTTTTAATTTCTTTACAATATTAAGATCACCGGAAACAATATTAAGCAAGTTGTACAAGTCATTGCCACTTGATCTAAAATTTTCCCAATCATTCCATTTTAAAACTTCTTTAGCATACGATCTAGCAAAGTTATTACTGATAGGATAGTAACGCATAGTTTGAAGTGCTAACATATACAATAAGACTAAATCATTAGCATCAGTAAAACTCATACGACTTACACCGTCAGATGTGCGTATCATCTTACCTTCAGTAACAAAGTCAATAAACTTATATTCGGTCATTAGCCGAAGTCCTTAGGAGTTGTAAAGTTTCGACGACTAAAGTCAAGTCTATCAACTATTTTAACTGCGCCACCTGTGTGGTCGATGGCTACATAACCTTCTGGGGATCCGGCTTCGTAGCCATCTGGTGTTTTATAAAAATGTGCTATAGTTTCGATGTTGTTTAACTTGTTAATAAACAGTTTTTTAAGATTTGTTATTTCAGACATAAATGTAATAATACCTGAAAGGCCTTTTCTATTAGTATTAATAAAGTCCATATTGTTTTGAATCTTTTGCATTCTATTTTTTACTGCTGGTTTTTCTGGGTCTTGACTCTTAAGTTTTGCTATTTCTGCTTCTATTCTTTGTCTATACCAATCAATAAATCCGTTTAAAAATTCGCCCGGATCTCCTGCTAGTTTACCTTGTCTAATATTTGTGTTAATCCAAATTTTAAAATTCTTAATAAAGTCTTCATTTGATTTCATTGCGTTCCATACTGCATCAGGCACTGCTCTATAAGCGGCTTGTGCATCGGCCATATCTTGTTTCGCTTGTTTAGTTTCTTGTGCAGTCATTAATACTGATCCGGATAAGTCTTTAAAGAAAGCATCGTCAAACCATACATCTTTTGTACGTTTTAAATTGTTAATATTCACTTCATAATTTGCTTGTGCATCTGCTAGTGTTTCGCCTTCGTAATTTGTATGAAAGATTATACCAAACTTCGCGGCTCCGATACGCTTGCCTACATCACTGTTTACTGGTACTGCATATGTAATAAGTTGTGGCTTAAAAGTGTACATCATTTCGCCGTCGATTTCTTCTTCACGTCTTGATGATTCATCAAACATAAAGTCGCCCTGTAGTACGCCCGTAATGCCTAGTTTGCTTAAATGGTCAAATGCTAAATGTAGTTTAGGCAAAGCACCTGACTCTCCGTAGTGTCTATCAATATCTTCATGACTAAAACCTAGTTTAGGAGTCTTAGCAAATACACCTTTTGCTCCTACAAAAAATTTTTTTGTTTCAGGATCGATACCAGCAACGATAGCAGGAGCACCGTCCCATTTTACACTAACTTTAAATTTTTTATTAGCACGGCCTTTTAGCATATCTGCAAAAAGCATCATTTGATTTAACGCATATTCAGCACCTTCTTTGCCTTTGTTAAGTGCTTCTTCCTCAACATGTTCCATGTGAGTATTTTTACCTGTTGCGGCTTCCTGAATGGTTAAATCATTTTCTAATAATTCTTTAAAGAGCATCTGTATCTTTGCCTTTTTTGTAGTTTGTTATTCCACGTTGAAACTTCTTAGGGTCACCTGTGCGTATTGAATTAAGAAATCTTTTTTCAAGATCACTTGCTGTATTTCCATCAAAGTTTTGCTTAATCATAGATAGTACATTAATTGCTGATTCTATAACATGAACCGCTCTGCTGTCAACCACATTTTCAACCGGTGGGTTTGACGCCATATCATTAAGTTCTTGCAAAATACTTTTAGTTTGTCTTTTCATATCGCACCTCTGCTTGTATTTAGTGCGTGATGTACCAAATGTTGATACTAATGAGACGTAACACACACCATGTAAATGGCATATTGTACCTACTTAATAATTAAAAAATACAACTTGATTTATTCTAGTTTCGTCAAACCATCTATCAGATTCAACTGCTTGACCGTGATATATTTTGCTAGGAAATATAATTGCTCTATTAAAAGCACTTTTTATGTTTCCACCTAGTATCCATTCATCTCTGTTTGCCCACGGATTAGTATGTTCACTATTTGCTTCTTCACCTTTTCTAAACAAATTATCCATACCGTGTTGTGCTATCATCTTAGGCGCATTAGGTTTATGGTATAAATTAGTTCCTTCGCATCCGCCTTCATTAAGATATATTAATGCTGTCCAACCGTGATCTAAATGTGGCCACCAATAATTATCATTGTAATTGTTGTAATCTCTGTCATGCATCTGAAATGTGTTTGTTGCAATATCTTTAGGATCGTTTCTAAAAGATTTTGCTCCACAAACTACTTTAAGTGCTTCGGCAACCCCATGCATATAATAGTTACTTCCATAGTGTCGTTTATCACTAAACTCTTGGCCATTGCGTGTGTTTGGCAACTTCTTTTTAAATAGTTCATACTTACATTCTGTGTTAAAATATTCTAACAATAAGTGGGGATTTTTGTAGAAGTTATCTATTTGATAATAATGTCTATCAAAGTAAGGTAGTGGAATCTCTTCTACGTCTGCTGTTAAATTTAAATCAAATGGTGTTACTGTCATGTTACTATTTATTTTATGTTTTTAGTGGGCTAAAAATTATTGAATATCCTCTAGCAAACATTCCAATCGATAGTATTTTTTGATATCCGGAATAACTCCTTGAGTTTCATCAAATTCCAATCCTACTTGTTCAATTATAGAATCATATATTTCTTTTGACTCTTGGTAGGGAATAAATGTAGGGTCATTGTTATACAATAGATCCGGATCATTTAATACAGTAAAAAAATCTTCAGCAAAGTCTTTGGTTAACCATTTAGCATAACAAATAGCAACCACGTAACTTTTACTAGGATATACCCAACCTGGATCTTCTGTAAAATACTTCACTGCCCAATTTATGATATCATCACCCTCAACTGTTTGAAGATCCACTTGGTTTAAATCGTCATCGTGATTCTTGTGAAGTCTATGATATATTTCTTGATTAACTTTCCATTCATTCATACGTAATATTGATACTCACTCTCGGTTGTGTTCCATCATAGTGTTCTACTTTATGTAGATAGTCTATAGGAAATATTATAAGTTTTCCTTTTTCAAATGTAATTTTAGTTATTTCGCCGTCGGTGTCCATTACTCCTA